TGCACATTTATGACTTTTCACCTTTCGGTTTACATCGGGCAAGTGCGGCGCATATTATAGTCACGGTCTAAGCAAATGAAGTACCGGGCATAGTGGAAGTTAGTGTTAAACTTCTAGCTGATAGCCCGCGCTCCATCAACCTATTTTGCGATTGTAGTGCGTTGGTATGTTGTATATTTTGGTATTCACGATCTTGGAGCTGCATTCCATATGAAAAATTGCTCTGTTGCATCATCTTGGCAAAATCCTGCTGACTAGCTAAGACTTCGCGATTGAATTGGAACATGTTTCCTTGCATTGCTTGTTCATGTCCGAATCCATACTGCTGCATCTCTTTATTGTGAGCAAATTGATTCTGTTGCATTAGCTTATCGTGATCTCTTTGAGCTATTTGTGATAGCCCTTGTCCAATCCCAGATAACCCACCTCCTGCCAGTGCCATCCATGCATTGGAGGTTACACGTATTGGAGAGGTGAGGACCGAAGTGAAGCTTGGTCCCTCACGGTTAACAAAGGTGTCAGTGTTGGTAATTTGGAAATCGGTGGTACGTTCGACAATGGAAATTTTTGAAATGGTCATATTTCGTGTTTCTTGTGGTATGACTAAGTACGCTGATGGTGAAGCCACAGCGACTACAAAAACTCTATACTCTTGTAAGTAACGGACTCTAAGTATTCCAGTTACTGATCTATTGTCAATTATGGTGAATTGTGGGCATAATGTAATTGGTAGATGGTTGTACTGAGCAAAGATAGCAAGAAGGGTAGAATTGTCGGTCGCAGTTGGATTACGGAATCCTTCAATGGCCACACTTGTTGGTGGCATGTCAGTGATTCGTAGTAATCTGTAATTGGTCGGTAATTCAGGTAGAGAAGGGGAGGTATAACCGCCACCTGCTTCTATCTGGAGGATTGGGTACTGTTGAGATAGTCCATCTATTGTTGTAAATGAACTGTAGGCCTCAACTATCAAAGGATTTCGGTTTGGTCCCTTTACAACACCAGTTGTCATGCCAAAGCATATGATGGTGCCTTCAGAGGTTATCCACTTTCGCCATCCCATAAGATTGCGCTGTAGTGTTGTAGATGTTGAATATTCCCATGACGAGATGACCACTTGTGTGTCGTTGTAGGTCAATGAATGTGTAAGTATGTCACCATCTGGTACAATATTTGTCTTCATTTGATTCCAGACAGTTGGGTTAAATACACTAACATCTGCGTGAAAACCACCAAATTTGGCGCTTTCCTTCATCCATTTGCGAATCTACCTGGAGCCAGGTCATGTATGAATTGGATATTCATAAATATCTCTGTCTCGTCAGTGTATGGCATTGTGTAGTCGCTCCACAGAGTCATCAAAGTGCTTCCTTTAAGACCTTGGTATCTCAGGCATGTTGTTGGGCCTTGTGGTACGGTTAAATTTCCAGGTGCTGATACTCTGTATCCAGCTGCCGTGGTCATAACTACATCGTATGAAAAGGGAGGTCTTCTAGCGGTGTTGGTGTTGGTGGGAGCTTTAAAACCATCTAGGTAGAACCATATCTTACGATTCAACCCCTCAGGCAGGAAAGTGTCAAATTGTGTCTCAAAGTTGTCTTGATTGAGCAGCATATGACTCTTCACTGGTGAAGCAAGAACAGGATTCATAAAGCGGAAAGGATTGCTATCAGCCGCGTTGGCTAACTTAGAGGCAATTCTCACACGAGTTATAACTCCAGGCTGTAAGGGATTCTGAAGTGACAAAAGAAGGAAGAGAACAAGATGAGGGCGATCATCTGTGTTGTTATCATCCGCCAATAGTCGATAGAATTTATCCTGTCGAGCGTCATGCAACTGGTGAATTACATTCCATGGCATGGTGACTCCTTTAGCTGAGAAGCAGTATTTTTGAAGTTCGCTGACTGGGAAGGTAGAGGTGGCTATACGGTGTGGTAACCATGCAATACCCACTGATCCTGAGAACAATGGATTTCCCACCACCGTGAAGTCAAACAGGAGAGATCCGGTATATCGTTCATGTTGTGATCCATACATAAGAATATACTTGTTGATATATGGATTGTTTCTTATGGAATATGGGATCTGAGCAATGATTGAGCCAGCTGGTAAGTCGGCGTTGATTTCGATTTCAGTATCACAGTCCAAGAACTGTTCATAGACGAGTGACTTGATATCGAACTGGATTGCTCCAACAGTAGACATATCTGGCGCTCCGATGGGGTTAAGCTGGTGATGTTGTGCCCCGACGATACTAGCTAAGATATCCTCTCCAGAGGACGTCATAGCCGGAACTTGAGCGGTTGGTTGGGGGTTTGGTTGAGATGGTAATTCTGCTACACCTTGAGCTCTTGCAGCTTGATTCATTGTAGCAGGCTCAATTGGCATATCCGCATTTGATTTTACCACCAGGGGTTGAGGATGTGGTTGGAATGGTAAATCTTCTGCGTTTGATTTTACCATTAGGTCTTTCAAGGAATCATCTAGCTCCTCAACTAGTGTTTCCTGCTC